AAAGATTCCTTTGTTCGCGATTGTATACGCTTGGAAAGGTAAAAATTCAACCATAGCCCAATGTATTAACATAGGCTTTAAGTAGGTTTCGACAAGGGTTAAATACGGGTTTGCTAACGTGTTGTTTATTATGTCTGTTTTAATCTTCTCTAATAAGTCCGTACCCGTGTAATTTTGTATGTGAATGTCTTGGGCTACCTTAATCCATTGTATAAAGGTATCCGTGTCCATATTCCCGTTAACTGCGGTAAATCTAACTAAATCGTCACGTGTTATTAATAATGCTTCTGCCATTATTTAAATCTTTTATTTGTTGGTAAAAATCCGTTATACGGCATATCTACGGGGCGTTGTGCTACCTTCTTGTCGTTTTTAATAACGTAGCCTAATTTTTCCGCTTTTGCACCTGCTATTACTTTAGCATTAGGCGAATTTACATCGATTCCCGTACCTTCAAAACTTGCGTAAACTTGTTTATTCCATCTGTGGTGGCAGTTACCGCCCCCTTTGTAGAACCATATTGAATAGGTGTTAGTTCCTCGCGGTCCCCAACCTTCGTTAACTACTTGAGTGGACATTCTTTCAATGTCTTCTTTTCGATAAATCTTATTTGCGGCTATCATTTTTTTACAGAACTCCCGACTTTTTGCCGTTGTAACTCCTGCATAAACGTAACGTGTAATAAATTTAATGCCGTCTATAACGTCGTCTTGTTTACTCTTTGAGTTTGGAAACGCTACGCCCGTGGAAACTATCTTTTTAGCTTTTTCAAATAGTGTTTTTTTACGCTCTTTAAATAGTTCGTTTTCCGCTTCGTCGGTGTCGTAATCTAATTCGTATTCGTCTACTAATAACCATTCGGGGTTAGGGTCTTCGCCAAGTTCAATTAACGCCGTAGCTACTTCGTTGTCTAAGTTGGATTCTCCTTTTTCACTTGACAATAAGGCGGGGTCTAAATCGCTTCCACCACTTTCGGGCGGTAAACCAACTATACTTCGTATTTCGTTCGGTGTTAACGTTTCTATTACTTTGTTAGCAACCAATGGTGAAAGGTTATTAATAGAATCTAATAATTGTTTTGTGTTTACGTCTCCCGTTAATTTTCCTTGTGAATCTAACGGGTTAAGTTGACCAAAGCCAAGGTTTAAACTAATTCCGTTATATGCTAAAATGCGGTCGAAAGATTCTAATATTTCGTTTTGCATTGGCGTAATAACCATATTTTCAAAAAGAATAATAGAGTTTCTTAATTCATCAGCGTTAGAACTAAAGCCATTTGCCGAAGCAATACCAAATATTAGTGGGCTTGTTACGTTATGTCCTAACATTATCTTACGCAAACATTCTTCGGAAAGGTATGTATAATGTTCGGGCGCATCGTTTAAAGGTATGTCGTCAATTGTAGTTTTAGATTCCGCGTTTTGATTGAAGGCAACTATTACTTTTTCGCCTTTCGAACCCGTTAACTTATTCATAACCTTTTGGGCTATGAAGTCTTGTTGTTCTTCGCTTGGGACTCCGTTGTTAAAGTTAATTACTTTAGTTCCGCTGAAGCCGTGTTGTACCTCGTTAATAAGGTAGTCGGAAACTTCTTCTTCTAAAACTGCGTAAGGTATCGCGCCTTGGTAGTCGGGGTAGGCATAGTATTTCATCCCAACCCCGTAAGGCTTAACAAACATTATTTCTACTTTCTCCTTTGAGAATCCAAAGGCGGGTAGCCTTTTAGGTTCGTATTTTCGTGTGTCTTCCCAATTATCCGAGTAATAATAACCCGTAATTTCTCCTTTTTCGTTGCATTTTTCTGCGCGTAATAGGTTCACGGGTATATGGTAAGCCTTTAGTATTTTATCGTGCTTGTCGTTATAATGTACTTGAATAGCAAATTGACCAAATAACTTTCTATCAAAGACCATTTTTCTAACGCAATCGGTAGAAAACAAAGTCATCATTTGCGCGTATTCGTTGGGCTTTCTTGAAGCGTCCAAGGCGCTAAGACCTTTTCCGTAAATAAGTCGCGCTACGTTGTTTATAATGGCGCTATTCGTGGTCGACTTGGTGTACCTTTCTATCAAATAACCGAAATAGTTATTATCTTCGCCGAATTCTACCCAATTATCGCGCTTCGATTCTTGAATCGTTGGCTGTTGGTATTCCGCTAAATGTAAAACGTGTATATTATTCATACATTATGAAGTCGTTAGTTGTTTGATTGCTTATGTATTCTCCGTTGTTTACCGAGAAAGTATTAATAGGTTGGTTAGTACAAAAGATACGTTCCTTTAAAAGTAAATTTCCGCTTCCGTCTTTTAGTACCATCCAATAAAAGTGGTTTTCTTCTGTGGGTAAAACCCCGTTAAAAGAATAAACGTAGTCACCCGCCGTAAACGTACCGACTACTAATACCGTGTCGTTAGTGTTTTCGTCCGTTAGTTCAAAAGTTACGGGCGTTCCGTAGCGTGGTATAAAATCGAACGTTTGGCTTACGTTAGTCTGTTGTACTACTATCATATTATAATAACTCTTAAAGGTGTTTTTTGTGCAAAAAAAAGGGGGCTATTAACCCCCAATTTATGCTATGAAACAAAGTTCTTATGAATTAACTACTGAAGGGTTATTCAATAAAGCAACTAACCCCGCTTCGTCTGTACAATCCAAGAAGTTAGCTATTACGGGTTCTTGTCCGGTGAAAGTCAATCCGTAACCACTCATATCACCCAAGGCAGTACCATTCGCAATAGTACCCGCAGTTACGTCCATACCTCTAACAAGACCCGCAATAAAGTACTGATTATTGTTATTTTCTACAATAATGTTAGGTCGTCCGTAAGAAAGTAATTTAACTTGTTTGTGTGTTACTGCATCTTGTTTTTTCAACTGAATAGACAATACTTGTTCGAAGAAAGTAGTTCCGTTTTCGCGTGAACTTGTAATAGTTTGTTCGAAAGAGTTAGTACCTTTCAATTCAAACTTGTAAATGTTTGAAAGAGCGGGTAAAGCAATAGCCGTAATTTGGTCTTCATAACCTACTGCGGTGTCATAAGTAACGTCGGTTTGGGGATCGTAAAGACCATAGTTCAAAATATAGATATTTCGAAGTCCACCAACCGCGTCTTTACATTGCTCTTCGCGTCCGTGTGTTATATCGCAACTCATTTTATTTTAGTTTTTAAAAGTTTAAAAAAAGGGTGGCAGTTTATCCACCACCCCGTTATATTTTAGTTATTGATTATCCGTAAACTACGATATCTTCGATAACTCCGTATTGCGCACCCGCTGCCATTCTCATAACGATTCGTACGTTATCATCTCCCAATGTGGCGCTTGTATCGATTACTCTTACTTCTTGAGTATCACTTAAAAGTGAACATCCGAAATAAAGGTTAGATACGGTAGTTGCCATCATTGAATCGGCAGGAAGTCCGTTAGCCATAAATACGGGAAGTCCGTTAAATGTAAGGCTTCCGTTAGCATACCACTGAGTTCCTAAGTTGTTAGTACCCGCGTTAGCTTCAGAACCCGTAAGCAATCCGAAACCACCAAGGGCGGCAACGTATGCTTTAGCAACGTTTTGAGAAACGTAAATTTTAAGGTCGGGCTTTCCGTAAAGGTTAGAAGGGATAGCATCGTACACTAATTGCATCTGTGCAATAACGTTAGCGGCAGTAATAGCAACTGAAGGAACTAATTGTGCGGGTGGTAATAAAGGGTCAACTAACGCAGTTGAATACAATCCGTCGAATTGTCCACTTGTAGCAGAAGAACCTTGCCAAATAGAAATCTCGTTAGCAGCGGCTACTTTTTCAGCGGCGTAAGCTATAAGATAATCAGCAAAAGATTTAGGCAAAGTGTCGAAAGAAGAATAACCCATTTCAATAGACTGCCACGTTCTATGGAACTCTGATTTACACAAAGTCATATTTACTTGTAGGTCTTTAACCTCTAATACTCGCTCGGTAAGGTCTACCGTACCCACGGGGGTAAAGTCGCAAGTGGCATCTTTCAAAAAGTCGGTTGTCTCCAAACGTTGGATAACCGCTTTAAATTTTACGTTAGGCATAACGGTAACCCCGCCACCTTCGATAGTTGGTGCGCTCAAAAGAGCAGCTGAAACGTACTTACCTGCCCACTGACCTGCGTACGTTGTAGTAATTGTTGGATTTGGCATTTTATTAAATTTTAATTATTTATACATTTTGTTTAATACGGAATCAATAATCCCGCGTGGCGCTTTAGAACCAATTTTAACGTGGGTTACTGCGCTTTCATTTTCGGGGTTAAAAGAAATAGGCGCGGGAATTTCTGAAAGTTCGGTAGCTTCTGTTGCTACTTCGTCAACTTTAGTAATCTTTGCCAATTCGGCTTTTAACATTTCGTTTTCTTCTTTAAGTCTTTCGATTTCGCTAAAGAAAGTTTCTTTAACGATTGATTCGATAGTTTTTTTAGGCGTTGCTACGGCTTCGGACATTTCTTCTTCTTTAGGCATTTCTTCGGTAGTTTCTTCTTCTTTAACTTCTTCTTCTACTTCTTCTTCTTTTTCTTTCACTTCAGAAATAATACCTTCTTCAACGATAACTAAAATACGCCCGTCTTCTAATTCGTATTCACCAACGGGAACGGCTATCTTTTGTTCGTCTTCAGTTACGACGAAAACTTCTTTACCCGCTTCGAAAGTTTCCGCTTCGATTTTGGTAACCCCGTCACCCATTAACATTTGCTCTAACTTAACTTCGTTAGATAACATAGCTTTGATTTTTTCAAGTAGTGTGCTATTTTTCATTTGTGTTTTATTTAGATATTTACTTTATTAGACGTTAATTTTTTATTATATGCGTCTATCTCTTTTATAGCTATTGAAATAGTTTCTTTTTTGTTTTTAATTACGTTAGACGGCTCAACTCCTAAATCTTTAGACATTTTCTCAATTTCTTGATAAATTGCATTTGCTCTTAAAAATTTTTGTCCTGCTTGAGTTAATACACCTTGAATTGATTTAGCTAATTCATTGTAATTGATTATATTTGTTTCCGCTTTTGCTTGCATATCTAATGCTTCATTATATGCTTTTTCAAAATCAGTTACTATGCTCAACTCGACTTCGTGTTTTCCTAACTCCGTTTTATTGGCTTCGATTTCGTAAGCCTTATTGATTTTGTCTAAAATTGTTTTCATATCTATATAATTAAAGGTTAAAAGTTTTGTTGCATTTTTATGGTTTCGGATACCAAAGGGGTGGGGGTGGTACGGGGTTCGGTGGTGTAACATCGCTTCCTATTCCTTGGTTAGGAAGTTCACCCGTACAACATTTTTTACGGTACTTTCCGTCTTTACATAGACACCCTCTTTTGCCCCCTATTGGGCTGCTTCTTTTACCTTGTATCATATTTTTTTTAGTTAGTGTTAAACTTACACTTTGCCCTTCTACAACCCTTATAAAATAAGGATTTTTTATTATCTTTATATTTTAATATAGTAA